ATTTCCTTTTTATAAGGAAGGCGAAATCGTTAATATCAAATCCAGGACGGCAGATAAGAAATTCAGACAAGAAAAGAATGCTGAAAAATGCTTTTATAGATTCGACCACATGAAAGGCATGGAAGCCATTATAATCACCGAAGGCGAAATGGATGCTTTATCTCTGGTTGAGTGCGGTTATAATAACGTGGTTAGTTTACCCGATGGTGCTATTGCCCCTAATTCTCACGCAAGCGATAGAAAGTTCAGCTATTTATTGTCTGCTGAAGAATATCTAATGAACGCTACTACGGTTATCTTAGCTATGGATAACGACCCAAGCGGTAATGCTATGAGAGATGAACTTTCCCGACGAATAGGACGAGAGAAATGTTATCGAGTAACCTATCCTGATGGCTGTAAGGATATGAATGACGTTTTGGTCAAACACGGAGAAGAAACCGTTACGGGCATTATAACGGATGCCCATCCGTATCCAATTGATGGTGTTATAACCGTAGCCGATGTTACTGAAGATGCTATTGACTTATTACTCAAGCCTGATTCTAAAGGATTATCGACAGGATGGGTCGGGTTGGATGATTATTACAGGATTTCTCCGTCAGAAGTTACCGTTATAACAGGTGTTCCGAATATGGGGAAGTCTGAATGGATGGACGCTCTAATGATTAATTTAATTCAGGATCACGGGTGGCAATTTGGAGTGTTCTCTGCTGAAAATTTCCCCGTCAAACATCACTTATTAAAGTTGGTAGGGAAGTTTTCGGGCAAGGCTTTTTGGGGCGATGATAGACTGAATGAACAGACTGCTCGTAGTTCTATGAGTATATTAGATGACCACATCAAATTTATAGGCACACAGGAAAAGGACGTTACGATTGAGAGTATATTAGACCAAGCCAAAATCTTAAACTACCGATATGGATTGAACGGGCTTATAATTGACCCTTGGAACACGGTGGAGCATAAGTTCAGGCAAGGCGAGAACGAAACAAATTATGTTTCACGAACACTTGCGGCATTAAATAGTTTCGCTAAGTTGAACGAGATTCATATATGGATTGTAGCCCACCCACGCAAAATGGAAATGGATAACAATAGGAAGCCTGTTGTGCCGAGTCCATACGACATTAGCGGGAGTGCAAACTTCTTCAACAAAAGTGACAATTGTGTTACTGTTCATCGCCATAGGGACGATAATGAAGACTATGTGGGAATCCACGTTCAGAAGGTTCGATTCCAATATAAGAATGGAAGACCTGGAGATGCGAAATTACAATACGACATAAAAAATGGGAGATACCATGACTACACAGACAGACCTGCGGAAGCACTTTTTAACTAAAATTGCCGAAGTGAATTTCAGAACCAACCCAGACTATCATTTCAGAAAAATGTTATATAGGCTACATGAAGAGTTTGATAAAGTTTGGGTTCGGTATAATAATGGCGATGCGACCATGAAAGAATGGGAAAATTCGCTCAATAAATGGATTAAAATGGAGCAAATATGAAATGTAAGAGATGTGATAGCGACCAACTACACAAACGTGGCAAGTCGAAACAAGGTAGGCAGAGATATAGGTGTATGTCGTGTGGTAAATGGGGGGCATACTATCCTAATGGTGGGGCTAAGATATTATTGTTCGACATTGAAACAACACCATTGGAAGTTTATGTCTGGAGTTTAATTGGCAATAAATACATCCAGCCCAACAATATAATAAAAGATTGGAATGTTGTCTCGTGGTCAGCTAAGTGGTTGTATGATTCTAAAGTTATGTCTGATGTCCAGACACCTACGGAAGCGGTAGCAAGGGATGATGCCCGAATAATAGATAGTGTTTGGGCATTGATGGATAGTGCTGATGTTGTGATAGCACATAACGGAGATAGGTTTGATATTAAGAAACTAAACACAAGGTTTCACATTAATGGATTGCTGCCACCATCTCCATATCAATCAATCGACACCTTGAAAGTGGTTAAAAAATCATTTGCTTTCTCGTCGAATAAGTTAGACTATTTAAGTAAACTTATGACGAATCGTGGCAAACTTGAAACCAATTTCAAATTGTGGACGGATTGTTTGCATGGCGACGAGACGGCATTATTAAAAATGCTCACTTACAACGAAGAAGATGTACGTATCCTTGAAGAAGTCTATGTAGAACTCAGACCTTGGGTTAAATCGCATCCCAATGTGGGAATGTATTCTGATGGGGAATGTTGCCCTACTTGTGGTAGTGATGACCTGAAACCTAATGGTGGCTATTATACAACCGTGAGCAATCAATACTTATCGTATAGGTGTCATGGTTGCGGTTCGCTTTCTCGCAGACTACAGAGTGAATTATCATTGGATGAAAGAAAAACGCTTATGAGGGGGTTACCGAGATGAGTAAAAATAACTTGACACCAAGCATTATTAAGGGTAAATTGCCTGTAATGAAACAAGACAATAACAACGAGTTCACGCAAGGTAGGTATAAGGTAGAATTTCCAGATGATATTAGTGCTGAAGAAATTGCAGCTATACACAAAAAAGTCTTGCATCTACTTGAAAGACACTCGTGTAAAGTGGTACAATTATGAATCTAATAAAAATAGAAGAACCCGTATGGAATGGCGGTAATCCCTATCTATCAATTCGGTCAGATAGGGTGCAAGGTGATGATGTATTTGTAAGATGCACATATCAAGACAAACACCAAAACCCTAAATACCCTAATATGTTTTACCTTGACGGCAACGCAATTCGTAACACACCAATCTTTAAAGAAAGGTGGGGGCAAGCATATCGGGTTTATCCTAATGACTTGCCTGTGATACTCTTTTATCTGACAATTTGTTGGACAATCGAAGGTGAAGACAACGAAGTTACTTTAATCCGCAGTAGCTACGATGATTTATTGGAATGTGCCATCGAGTCTTTAGAGAAGTACAAAGCACGAAAACCGTATATTGAATGTGCAGCCGCTGAATCAACTGACGGGCAATACGGTGCGGATTTAACAGAGATTTTAATCACAAAAACAGGAGCAGTATAATGGGATTCATGAAGTTCGACAGAGTTAATAACGACTACCCAATCACACTAATGGCAGACAAACCCACTACACAGGATGGACAATGGGGAGTAAAACACATATACCCAATTTCCTTTGCTGGTGGTTTGTGGGATATATCAGCAAGTGATGGTCTGCATAAACAACTAAGACTATATGGTAAAGGATCTAACCTAACTGTCCGTAAGGAGACGTTTGGGGATGCTGGTCATTCTAAGTTCGTCGTTACATCTAATGGAGTTACACCACCAAGTGCGATGGCTTCAACACCCGTGATGCCTATGGTAGGGATTGACGAAAGAACAAAGGACATTCATAGGCAAGTGTGTCTTAAATTGGCTTGTCAGATGTTTGGTGAATCACAGGTTACATTATCCGCTGGTTCAATAACGGTAATCGAGGCAAATATGTTGCAATTACTCCAAGTGTTGGATGGTGATGATGCAAAAGATGATGCCCCAAAGGAAAGTTCTTCCGAAAAAGATAGCGACTTACCGTTCTAAATGAAAAAGCCGTTGATTAAGAAATTGGATGTAGCGTGGTCGAGCAAGGTTCGTGAGTTTGGAATGTGCGAAAATTGCCATAAAACCACGAGACTAAATGCCCACCATTTCTATTCACGTTCTATCAGAGCAGTAAGATGGGATGTGAAGAACGGCTTTTGTCTTTGTGTAGGATGCCACGTTTTCTCGTCTAATTTTTCTGCTCATAAGACTCCAGCTGAGTTTGTTGAGTGGGCTATTGAGAAGCGTGGCATTGTGTGGTATGATGAACTAAAAGAACGTAAGAATCGCATGGTTAAGTTAATTGATGCTGATTTTGACCAGCTTATTAAAGAATTAACTTGACAACCCCGATTTAACTGTTTAATTTCAATCAACCAAACAAAGGAGTTTATTATGTACGCATGGGAATCAAAAGAATTAGTGGAGTTAAACCACATCCGTAGTAAGATTGCAAATATCTGGAATCACACGGAATTAAATATAGACGAAGTACCTGCCGAGTTTTTAAGAACCGAGTTAACGCAAATCAGTTCTCTCGTGAATGATGCCATTCTTCAGATAGATACGGAGATAGACAGGCTTATAGCACGGGATTGTAAACCAAAGCATACTTGCTCACATTGTGAAGCTGATGACATATATGTATGTGAGCCATGTATGGTAGCTTGGTCTGATTCGATTGTCATTAAGGAGATAAAATGAATCAAGAACAATGGTTAAATCAGATAGTTCAGTTTGATGAATGGGGAAGACCTCCATCATTAGCAGATGTACCACTAAGATATGGGTCAAGGACTGAAATGTTTGAACTCAG